CGGGATTCGTGACTGGATTGAGTGCTTCATCCAAGTCCGAGGAATGATGAATGCGATGACATTGGCTGACTTCGCGGCATGATCAAAGAAATCATTCGCCAACGAGGAATTACGGCCAAACGGAGGATTCCCGACGAACATCAGCTTCGGTTGAGGGGCTGAGAGGTCAAGTGGGTTGTGGTGGATGTTGCTCTTGGTTGGGTTCCATTCAAGGAAATCACCTTCAAGACAGGCTGGGTGATTCTTCTCAAGGTCAAGGCCGACGCGCTTGTCCTCAGGAAGGAAGTCATAGATGAAACCTTCACCCATGCTGGGTTCGATGATGTGCGTGAAGTTATCGAAGCCATACATCTTGTCAATCTCGTCAACAAAACGTGACGCGACTTTCGGGTTTGTGTAGAACTGATCCAGCTCTTTGGCGTTCTCGCGGTTGGGTTCCATTGTGTTCCTCGCTCTCTCATATTGATTATGTTATAGTGTTTCGTGGACAAAATTTAAAGATGATCTCTTGATGTTTCCATTCTTTACCCTTCCCGTTGGCCTCAGTTAGTGAATAAACCTCGGAAACGTGTTAGCTCACCCCTGGAGGTCATGTCAGTACTGATGATAAACGTGACAGATTTTAATAATGACGTAACTATTGGGTTCGCGCACAAAAAAGGGGCCGAAGCCCCATGCTTTGAATCAAGCTTATTTGTATTCGAATCCACCGATGCTGTCGTTTTGTCCGAACCCCTTGATGTGGGAGAATGACTTGTGGGACATCCTAGGAGCGACCTTCAGAATGTCTGCTGCTGTGTTGAACGTGATGACTTGTAATAGTTTCCGGTTGAAGATTGACATGATGTCGAACCCTTCCTCCTTCTTGTATGCTGAGAATGCACACGCATGCCAGACAGCTAGGAAGTTCTCAATCAGGAACTTGTCACCAGCGAACATCTGAAGAGACAAGCCTCTTGCGCCGAATACCGCATTGGTCGTGAGAATCAGGAACTTCTCGATCTCGGCATGGGTTGTTCCAGCGTCCAACAGTGCCTTGATGAATCGTTCCATTGACGGACGCATTTCACTCTCAACACTCTTCTTTCCAGATGAGGTCGCTGACCCAAACACAACGTTCGTGCTCTGCTTCATTGTCGCGCCATTCTTTTTCAGGAATGCGATGGCTCTTTTGTCAAACGCTTTCGTGATCGGGAACATTGAACCTTGCTTTCCTGATATTGAATACTCAGAACCGAACGTGGCTGCATATGACTTCGATTCGATCTTCACGCCATCAACGATCGCGTCACCCTTGTCAGGGACAGCGCCGTTCTTTCCAGCAGTGATCATGAATATTTCAGTTGCCGCCTTTCCACGAGCACCAGAGACTGATGCGTTCCAGGAGACATACCAAGGAAGGATCTGAGAAGCCCCCTTGAATGATTTGTTCACGCATGAATCAACAGAAGTGGGTTGAAGTCTTGATTTCTTCGTGAGCTTAATGATGTCGTATGCAGTTCCGTCAAGGATTGCCTGAGTGAGTTCGGCCTTCTCGAATGCTGAGATGTTGAGGCCTTTGATCTTGTTCGACAGGATGTCCTGAGCACCTGCAACGGCGTTCGGGGCTTTGGTCTTGAAGATCTTCTCAACAATTTCCTCAATCCGAATGTCATATGCGGCATCAGCTATCCGTGAGATAACCTTGTCATCGCCCTCATCATAAAGTTTTGCGACCATCTTCAGGAACTCTTCTTTTGAGAGTTTCCCAACAGCTTCCGCCAACATCTTAAATATTCCAAAACTCATTCTTCTTTCCTTTTTGTTTGTTTGAAGGAACTAGCCACGTTTGGCGCTTTCCCAACCCTTCTTGTATTCTGCTGAGAAGTTGAAGTGACTGAATGCCAGACGATCAACGAACTTCACTGCTTCGCCCTTCTCACTGTTGATGCAGACATATCCCTCAGGAGCAGTCACTTTGAATCCGGTCGCGGTTTTGACGAAGATCTTGTCTTTCGTGAGTTCATTCAACTTCTTCACCACGAGCATCTTCGCCTGAGTGATGTGATCAACGTACTGGAATGCTTTCTTGAGGGTCGTCACGTTTGCGCGTAACTCTTGTCTCATTTGGATCATTGCAGCTCGCTTCATTTCCTTGGACTTCTCAGTCTTGACCTTCGCAATCACCTTCTCTTCCCAGTAAACGCCAATGTATTTGATGTACTCGTCAGCGGCCTTTGATGGATTCGGAAGCTTTCCTGCTCGGATCAGTTTGTTGATGTATGTCTTCACGTTCGCGCCCTGTGCGGTTGACGGCAACGAATCCATGATCTTCGTGATCTTGTCGAATCCACCAATCAATGACTGTGCTTTCTTCACGTGACCCATGCACTCTTTATACTCTTCTTGTGTGAATCCAATGTCATCACCCTTGAAGAATGCGTCAGCCATCCAGCAGCCGCGTGACTGTTTCATCTTTGAGATGTCAACACCGAAGCTCGCTTTATATGAGGCCAACTCACCAGATCCTTTATATGTTGTGTGCCAGACAATACCCATTCGAGCCGCCTTGACAGTCCTACCCATTTCAGATTCAGCAGGCCATGCGTAAACCAACGTGTTTGGGTGAACAGTGACATATCGCTTTCCGTCGATTGTCTCGAACTTCTGATCACCGACAGTCCACAACAAGTCGCCTTGAAGGACGTGGCCCTTCGGGATTCCTGTTTTCGGGAGCTCTTCCAATGACACGCGAAGCTTCTCAGCTTTACCGCCACTCTCAGTTGCATCAATGTCCGCGATTGTCTTATAGACTTTCGGAGTCTTGTTGAATACGCCCTTTGTGGCAACGAAGAACTTCCCATCAGAGGGATCCCAACCAGCAAAGATGGCAGGAGCACCATCCCATTTCACTGTGAGTTTGGTCTTTCCTTTACCGACATTGACAACAAAATCCTGAACGAAGTCAACAGCCGCTTGAGCACCCTTGTCACCACGCTCGAAGATGTCTTCATCAGCGTGGGTCATGTGTAAGTTGGTTGTGCTGTCTGCTGCTTCTGCCAAAAATTGTTTGAATGTGATCATTCCTTCTTTTCCTTTAGTATACGTTTGTTGACGATGTCCCAGTCAATGAGACCGAGCTGTTGTGTGAGGTACTGACTTCTGTCATTACCGAACATTGGAACAAATGCATGTTCCCATAAATCAATGATCATCGCAACACCTTTCACAATGCGGTTGTTCGGGATGATATTGACATACCCCGCATTGTTCATGTAAACCCAACCGTTCCCTTGAAGTCGACTCGCCTGATCGTGGCAAGTGAGAACGAAGTTTTCCCAAGATCCATACCTCATCTCAATCACATGGGCACTCTTACCGATGGGGCGGTTGAATGCTCTGAACTCACGGACGTTCTCGAAGTATGACGAATGCAACTCAGCACCAGCTTTGTTGAATGCAAGGTCACCGACCTCATCATTGAAGTCGTCAACGTGTTTCTTGTAAATGTGATTGAAGTGGAGATCAAATGTCATGAGGTCATATGCTGGCTCAAGTGATTTGATGTTGTGATTGAACGCGACTTGTTGCAATGGTTTCATATCACACCTCTCCGACTAGTTTGTTCGCTTCCTTAGTAAGAGTTTGAGCTTCTTCTGTCAGTCGCTTGGCCAATGCCTTCTTTTCGGCTGCTCGGGTCTTCAATGTGTTTGCTTTCTCAGCAGACGTCATTTTGATTGGAGCCTTTGCCTGCCTAATATTGAGAAGAGGAAACGCCTCTTGAATGATTTCAACCTTAATGTTCCATTTTGTGGTCAAAGACTTGTCCTTGGCCAGACACATCATCTCAGCTTCTTCAACGTCGATCGCTTCAAGCATCTCAATGAATATTCCTTCGATCTGAGTTGGCTTCATCTTCATGGATTGGCCGGACTTCACGAACACCTGGAACTGACGAACATATGACCAAAGAGAGTTTCTGGCTGGGCCATCAAGTGCTTCATCATTGAACGGCGGACGGCCTGCTGGAAGTACTGGAACGATGTCATCACAGAAGTTCATTTTCAGAACTCGGTGCAATGGAATGTGGTCACTGTATTTCGTTCTTAGGAGCTCAACCTTGTTTGCGTCCGAGTTGATCTTTTCCAACTCTTCGAAGATTTCGTTCACTTGCATGTCTTTCGGCTTGATACCATTGTGCATTGTTTGATTCATTATATACCTTTATTTTCTTATTTAATTTTCATTCCAAGACGAACGTCTTGCAACACTTGATCTGCATTTGATTTGAGTGAACGAGGGAGACCGGACATGAACGTGTCAATGTCGTAATCCTTCGCCGCTGCTCTCATCTTGGTTGCAGACATACCTTCAACGCCTTCCGCGTCTGGGTCTCTGGTTCCGGCTGACGTGGTGGAGATCTTGTTAAAATGATAGTCAATACCATTATAACCCTTCACCAAGTCACCCATCTTTTCAACTCTGTCACTTCCAACAACGAGGACGATCTCAGTATACTTTGATTCGAGTTCCTGAAGGATTTGAATGATCGTTCTTGAATTTGAACGCTTCACTGCTTTTCCGAAAGCCTTGGTTGCGTGTTTGAATTTTGTGCTGTAGTCTAACGGGTTTTTCTTTGCATCCTGTGTATGTGACAGGAAGATCATTGCGTCACCGCCGCTCAGTCTTGCATATGTACGGACTTTGTCCACGAGCTTTTCATGGCCGATCGTTGGAGGATTGAACCTTCCGAACGTGATCACTCCGATTTTTGTCTTCTTTTCTGATTTCATTTTAGCCTTTTATGAAGAAATCTTCGATTGAGTTTGTTGTGTGTTCCCAGTTATGAATGAAGCACTCAGTAACCTTTTTCTTGCCTCTTCCACGCTGACCACGACCAGCAGTGTATTGAACATCATGAAGATCAATCAAGAAACTCTCGTCCAAGATGTTCTCAAAGAAATCGTCACTGTTATATTTATTGGCCATACTCACCGAGGCCTCAGCTTCGCTCGCTTTGTTCATCAGGAGACACATTCTCTTCTGATCATCATCATTGAATCCGAGTTTTGTGTACTCAGTGTGGCAATCGCGATATGGAGGATCAAGAAACAAATATGTGTCCTCATCAACCACATCGCAGATACCTTCGAAATCATCCGAAGAGAACTCAATCCCCTGAGCAAACACCTCAAAGGAATCGATCATATCTCTGTCATAGATCTCGACTTTCTCGTTCAACAAACCGCACGCAGTACCGAAGTGGTTGTTTGTATTGGCGTTGATCTGCCAGATTCCATTGAATGAAGTCTTCAGCAACCCGAATAGCAAACCAGCCCTTTCGATTTTGTCGATGCTATCATAGTTCCAACCGTGATGGTCACGTTGTTGGTAATAGAACACCTTTCGTTGATCTTTCGCGCGTTTCAAGTATTCGTGTTCATACTCATTGAGAACCTTCAAGAAAGCCTCTTTGTGATCACGAATACTCACGTAAATATTTATGATGTCCGCATTCTGATCATTCGCAAATATCTTGACGTCAGGAAACCTCTCCTTGATCAACATACTCACTGAGCCAGTCCCGAAGAACGGATCAACGAACTTGGTGAACTTTTCGTTCGGCCAAAATGTCTCGCCATACTTCTTTCGCATCTTAGTTTTTGCACCAGCCCATCGGAATAGTGGTTTAAGCTTTTTCATAATATATCCAGCGCCAAGACGACGGGCTTTCACCCGTCATGCTTGATTTATAGGTATGTGTTCAGAATCGAATCAGAATCTTGGTTCGGCGTGATAGCCGCTGAATCAGAGTCTGCATTGGTCCAGCCCATTGAAACACGTACTTGAGCTCGGCCCATTGGCAATGCGTCAAGAATTTCAATCTGGCCTTTATTGTCCATCACACCCAAACCACCATTAGTGGCAATAAGAGCTGATCCGAACACTGGGTTGACACCGTCAACTGAAAGGTAATCACTATCGGAAGAGGCGACATGCCCCACACTCGAAAGTTTTGTCGTAGGTTTGATATATGGCATTTGGTTCTCCTTTAATGCTTAGTTATTTATTTATTTCGAACTGTTCATGAAAGCTTGTAATCCACCGCTTTTTGGTGATTTAACCTCAAAGTCCTGGAGTGAACTCATCATCATTGACATTGAGTGCTTCGTGAACAGTGTCATGAGTGACATGATCGAACCCTTCGCACTAGTTTCAAACTGTTTCATTGATTCGTGTTTGCCTTCTTCCGGTGTCCGTGACAGGTCAATCAACGTGCGGTTCCGAATGATTCTTCGGGCGACCGTTGTGCCGAGTGCCTCGGGATCTTCACGTAACATCTCAAGCTTCTTCTTCGTCAATGGAACCTGTCGCTTTGACTCACAGATCAACGCATCATCCTCTGACAGAACGTTTGGAACGCCATCACCAGAGTCACCTTTCATGACCTTCACTTCAAGATCAGACAACGGATTATCGTCACAGACAACCCATTTCTTCTGAGTGTT